GGACGATGGGGTTCTTCTACTTGGGGTACACCAAGAACAACTGCTAATGCTTTATTAGATCCAGGTTTATGGTCTTTAGATAATTATGGTCAAGTATTAATTGCAACCGTTCATAATGGAAGATCTTTTCAATGGACACCTATTGCTGGTAGTCCAACAGCCTTAACTCAAAGAGCAGTTACTATTTCAGGATGTCCTACTAAATCATATATGTCTATTGTATCTGATAGGGACAGGCATTTAGTATTGTTAGGAACAGAAACTACGATTGGCAATCCTGCTACTCAAGATAAAATGTTTATTCGTTTCTCCGATCAAGAAGATATTAATACATATGAACCTACATCGGTAAATACAGCAGGAACTTTTAGAATTGATTCTGGCACTGAAATTAGATGTGCTTCTAAAGGAAAAGATTATACGTTTATAGGAACAGATTCAGCAGCTTATATTATGCAATTTATTGGAACTCCTTTTACATTTTCTATTAGACAAGTAGGATCTAATTGTGGAGTTATTGGTCAAAACGCATCGGTGTTCGTAGATACCAATGTATTTTGGATGAGTGATGAAGGAGGGTTTTTCTTCTATGATGGATCTGTTAAAAAACTACCATGCTTAGTAGAAGATTACGTATTTAAAACAACAAACGGTTCTCCTGGTATTAATTATAATGCTGGTCAACAAGTATATGCAGCACATAATAGTTTATTTTCAGAAATAGTTTGGTTTTATCCTAGCGCTACATCTAACTTTGTAGATAGAATGGTGTGCTATAATTACCAAGAACAAGTATGGACTACAGGTTCTTTAGCTAGAACTTCTTATACAGATAAAGTAATATTTGATAAACCGTATGCTACTAAGTTTACTTCTAATACTACTCCTACTTTTCCTACGGTAAATGGTATTAGCTCATCACAAGGAGCAAGTATTTATTATTCTCAAGAAACAGGAGTCAATGAAGTGGCTTACAATGGGACTATTACAGCTATTCCAGCTTATATTGAATCAGGAGACTTTGATTTAGATGTAGAAGGAAATGGTGGTGAATATTTTATTAAAATGAGAAGACTTATACCTGATTTTAAAATATTAGATGGAAATGCTAAAATAACATTAAATTTAAGAGACTACCCATCTAACACAGCAACAGCTACATCTTTTACAATTAATTCTAGTACTACTAAAATAGACACTAGAATTAGAGCTAGATTAGCTGCACTTAAAATTGAAAACACAGCGGTCAATGAAAATTGGAGATTAGGATTATTTCGATTTGACTTTCAACCAGACGGTAGAAGATAATGGCAAAAATTACAGCATATATACCAGAACCAAAAGTAGAATACCAAGTAGAAAACCAAAGACAAATTGTAGCTGCTTTAGATACAATTAAGAATCAATTAAATTTTTCTTTTCAAGAAGAATTAAAACAAGAATTAGAACGATTAACTTGGTATATGATACCAGGGAGTAAATGCTAATGTCTTGTAATAATGTAAACACAACAGGATCAACAACTCCATCCTCTGCTGAAATAGATTTTTATCTTGCAGTAGCAAAAGGAGATTTTACTGGTTATTCTAATGTAAGTAAATTTGGATATAACCCAACTGTTGGATCTGGTAATTATGAAAGTATTTGGGAAGGCTCTAATGCTTATCCTTGGATGAGTGCAGCAGACCAATTAGAAGTTTTAAGCTCCGATACAGATGATACATCAGCTGGAACGGGAGCAAGAACAGTTGAACTACAAGGTTTAGATTCTAGTTGGAATGTATTAACAGAGACAGTAACTATGAATGGTACAAGTGCTGTTACAACTACTGGATCTTTTTTAAGAATCTTTAGAGCAAGAGTAGTGACCGCTGGAAGTTCTGGAAGAAATGAAGGAACCATTACTATCCGAGATCAAGATACTTCTACTACAAGGGCGTTGATTACAAATGGTGCAACAGATGGAAATGGTCAAACATTAATGGCCGTATACACTATACCTGCAGGAAAAACAGGATATATTATAAATATAAATGTATCTTCTGCCAAAGATCAAGAACAAACATATAGGTTAATGTCTAGAGATAATACAGTTGCAAACGCAGCATGGAACGTAAAAGAATTTTTAACAGGTAGAGGTGGATTTTCAGATTGGAAAAAATACGCTATAAACAAAGCAACAGAAAAAACAGATTTAGATTTTCAAGTTATATCTAATTCTACATCATCAGCAGCAGGAGGTTTTGAGTTAATACTCATTGATAATTAATGGCTAATTTTTATAAAAACGCATTCTATGATCCAAATACTACTGCCGCTGTGACAGTATATAGTTGTCCATCTAATTCAAGAGCAATTATTCAAAATATACAAATTACCAATGAAGGTGGATCAAAAATATTACAAGCTAGTATTAATGATGCTTCAGCATCTACTGTTTATCAAATAGCTTATGCTTCTATCTCAGGACCTACTATTTGCAATTTAGCAACAGGACCTGTAGTACTAGAAGAAAGCGATTCTTTACGTTTACAATGTAATACTACTACTGCAGTGTCTGGAGTAGTGTCTATTTTAGAAATGAATAGGTCAGATCAAAATGGCTAAAAAATCTAAATTAGGTGTAAGTGAAATTATTAAACGTAATAGAATAAAAAGACCTGGAAGGCATAGTAAACAACATAAAGGAAAGAAAAAATCAGAACGTGGACAAGGTCACCCAAATTAGACTAGACAAACGTGTATAAAAAGATTATATAAATTGTATGACTGATGATTTAAAATTAGAAGACCAATATATAAAAGGTTATGAAATTATAGACGGTAAAGAAGTACCTATTATTAAATGTCCTACTAAAGTAACTATTAAAAATAAAATTACAGGAACTGTTTATGCTTCTGAAGCAGAAGCGTTAGCAGATGTACAAGATCCTAATACTTCTACGAAACAAGAAGATATTGCTAAAGATGTTGCTGTAACGGTAGCTCATTTAAGTTTATTTGGCGAAACAAAATAATTTATGCAACCTAGAGGAGGAACAGAACTCCAATTTGAGTTTCTACGAAGTAGAGTAGATGCTAAGTTATTAGATAACTTTCAAATATGTACTTCTATTCCTGGTAAAGTACCTTTAGATCCTAATAAAATTAATATTCTTTGGCAAAAGAATTCTTATGATCAACCTAATTTACAAGAGTTTTTTGGTAATCCAGAACGGCATAAAGAATATGATTGGTATGTATTTAATTCACATTGGAATTACGAAAAGTTTAGATATTATTTTAAAATACCAGAAGATCGTTCTATGGTTATTAAGAATGGTTGTACTAACTTCCCTACCTTTAAACCTTATAAAAAAGGTGACCCGATTAAATTAATTTATCATCCCACTCCTTGGAGAGGTTTAAACGTGATTCTTGCAGCAATGCAATTGATTAAAAATCCTTTAATCACACTAGATGTTTATAGTAGTTGCGATGTCTATGGATCTGATTTTAAAAAAGCTAATGACCATCAGTATACAGAATTATATGAGCAAGCAAGACAGTTACCTAATGTAAATTATATAGGATATAAACCGAATGAATATATCTTAGAGCATATTCAAGATTATCAAATATTTGCTTACCCTAATATATGGGAAGAAACATTTTGTATCTCTGCTGTAGAGGCGATGTCCGCGGGTCTACATGTAGTGACCACGAACCACGGTGCTTTATTTGAAACATGTGCTGAATGGCCAGTCTATGTAAACTATGTAAGTGATTACAAAAAACTCGCACAATCTTTTGCTTATGCTATAGAAGCAGCAGCTAATTATTTACATGAACCTCATATTCAAGAACATTTACAAGAGCAACAAAAATTTTACCAAAGGTTTTATAATTGGGATAAAAAAGCTCATGAGTGGACTAGTTTTTTAACAGGAGCTTTGCATGCAAGACGCAAGTAAACCTATTTGGTTTAATACTACCACTACAGAAAAAGAATACTCTATTATGGTATGTACTCCTGTTCATTCAGAAGTATCTATACATTATACGCAAGCATTATTAGAATTTCAAAAATATTGTTTTTTACATAAGATTAAAGTTTCTTTTCAATTAATGAAATCTTCTTTAGTGACCCAAGGAAGAAATTTATGTGTTGCTGCTTTTTTAGATAGTGGTATGACTCATATGTTGTTTATTGATTCGGATATAGATTTTCAACCTAAGTCTATTATTAAAATGATTGAAGCAGATAAAGAACTTATTTCTATTCCTTATCCATTAAAAAGTTTTAATTCAGAAAAAGTCTTTCAATTAATGCAAGATAAACAAATTACTAAAGCCTCTCAAATTGAAAAAGGAGCTTTACTTTATCCCTTAAAATTACCTGATATGGACAATATTATTATGGACAAAGGAATTATAGAAGTAAGCCATGTTCCTACAGGATGTATGTTAATTAAACGTTCTTTATTTGATAAAATGATCAAACACTATCCTGATTATAATATTAAACAACCTTCTGTCATTAATGGTGAATTAGTAGATAAACCTAATCTATGGAATTTCTTTGACACTTGGTTTGATAAAGAAACACATACTTATTTAGGGGAAGATTTTGCGTTTTGTAAACGTTGGACAGATATGGGTGGTAAATGCTACGCTTTAGTTACGGATTATATATCCCATATTGGTGAATATTCTTACTGTGGAAGATTAGAAGACGAATTCGTTAAAATCCCTTGATATTGATATCTGTCGCTATACAAGCTAAAATAACATAATTAACTAGTTAGAAAATTAATTATGGATCCATTTACAATTGCGCTAGCTACATTTGGCGTACAAAAATTACGAGGAAAATCTACAGGTAGGGCATTACGAGATGCTGCTTTACTTGCAACAGGATCCCAACTTCTGGGATCTACAGCTTTTGGACAAAATTTAGGGTTACAATCATTTGGTTCTGGAGCAGGACAATTAAGTAGTTTTAGTCAAACAGGAATAGGAAGTTTATTTGCTGGAGCCCCAACACCACCACCAACTGATTTAATTGCTACGAACGCGCCTGTAGGTAGTTCTGTAGGAGTACAAGATGCATTAACAGGAAATATACCAGTAAGCGGAGGTTCTTCTTTAGTAGGAACGTATCAAGCACCACCATCAACTTTTTTAGATAAAGCAGGAGCATTATACGGTAAGTTAGGCACAGCAGAAAAACTTGGATTAGGAGTTGCTGGAGCTTCTTTATTAGCTGGGGATGAAGAGCCAATGGAACCTCTTCCAGGAACTAGACCAGAAGATTACGCAGCAGCAAGAGCAGAAGCAGATAAGCAAGTAGGTGGCATGACATCTAATGTAGGTACGATGCCAACTTATTCTGGATCTCCTTATAACTATTCTTCTAATTATTACAGATTTAATCAAGGCGGTATTGTGGATGCATTACCAAGATTTAACACTGGAGGCATTAACTATATGCCTTCTAAACAAACCCATGATGAAAATGATGTGCATAATTATGTAAGAGCACAGGGTTATGTAGAAGACGGTTCTGGAAACGGAGATAAAGATGAAGATACTATTTTAGCACAATTAGCAGATGGTGAATTTGTTTCTAGAGCAGATGCTATTTTAGGAGCTGGTATTATGGAGGGAGCATCTCCTTCTAGTATGAAAGATATGAGAAAAAAGGGAGCAGCATTCTTTTATGATCAACAAGCTAAATTTAAAAGAGTGTACGATTTATTAAATGCAAGCAGAAAAGATAATTAAACATAATATAGAAGTTTTACCTATTTCTCCTACCCAAGTAGAAGAAGTATGGAATCTAGTTCATTTTATGATAGCAGAAGCAATTAAATATAGTGGTAACTATGCAGAAGCCAAGCATATTAAAGAATTACTACTGACAGGAGAAAATCAATTATTTTTAATTTTTGGTTCTGAAGATGGTGAAGATAATAAAGTATTTGGAGTATGCACTACTAGAATTTTTCAAAATCCTAATTTTTCTGAATTACAAGGTTTAATTTGTACAGGAACTAAAATGCATTTATGGGAAGAAAAATTAGTGTCTATGTTAGAAACATTTGCAAAATTAAATAGTTGTAAACGTATTACAGCGTTAATGCGACCAGGTTATAAAAAAGTAATGCCTAAATATGGTTATAAAATAAAGCATGTTCAATTTGAAAAGGAGTTAAACTAATGAGTATATTTGGTGGTGGTGGCGGAGGCGGCGGAGGCGGTTCGTCTTCAGGTACACAAGTACAAATAGCAAGAGAAGCACCAGAAGTAGAAAGTAGGAAGCTGGCCTTATATGATGAGGCAGCTAAATTAGCACAACAACCTATTACACTTCCACAATATCAAGTTGCAGCACCTACATCTTTACAACAAGCAGCCTTTCAAGCAGCAGGAACAACAGGTATAGGACAACCAACCTTACAACGAGGTATCTCTGCATTACAAGCAGGAGCAGCTCCTATTGGAGCAGCAGATATTTCAAGATATTTTAATCCTTATCAGTCGTATGTTACCGATGAGATTGCAAGACAAGGTCAAATGCAACAAAGACAATTAGCAGCACAAGCGGTACAAGCAGGTGCATTTGGTGGTGGTAGAGAAGGAGTACAACAAGCAGAATTACAAAGAGCAACTCAGGCAAATATTGGACAAGCACAAGCACAAGGTTTCCAAAGTGCAGCACAATTAGCGGCACAACAACAGCAAGCACAATTAGCTGGAGGTCAAGCATTGTTAGGTGCGGGAGCACAACAACAAGCAATGGCACAAGGAGATATT